TTATCAACTACTGTAAAAGGATTTTGTGCTGTGCCTAGATAATCAAGGTAGTTTACATGAGAACCTATTTTTACGTTACCATTTTGAAGCACTGTTAATCCTGAAGTACCCGCGACATTTAATCCTCCAAGAAATGTAGAGGTTGCTGTGGTGGAGGTGGCAATTAAACTATCCCCTGCTATTATGCCCAAAACATTTAATAAAGATTTAGTTGTGGTAGCAGAACCTCCAATAACAAAAGATGATGTAGTTGTTGCAGGGTAGTTTAAATCTTTACTTACGTTGTATAAAAAAGCTCCGCTTCCTCCACCGCCTCCACCCCCACCAGTTACCGCTGCCCAACTTGAATTTGTGCCATCAGTTGTTAAGTAATAACCGCTCACAGGTGAATCTCCAACTTGATTTGATTTAAAAACTGTAACTGCATAAGCTGTCCCTGTCCAAAATAATAATCCTATAATTAATATTAAATATTTTTTCATTTTATGTTCTATAATCTGTTGTTATTTCACCAGAACCCCAAGAATTCACTGTGGTTATTACTCTCCCGACAAGAGAATAATCCGTAGTTAATTTAAGTCTTTGACCTAAAGCGTAAACTTTTACGCTACTTGGAATTGGTGTGTTTGCTAAAGTAAAAGTTGTCCCACTACCAGAAACAATTTCGTTATCTATTAAATGTAAATTTAATGCACTAACACTAAGACCGCCTCCGCCACCGCCAAGAGAAATTTTGCTGTTTATAAGTTTTTCTAATTTATCTAGTTTTTGTTTTAAATATCCAATAGCTTCAATTTTTAACTTGTTTTCTTCCCCTTCTATAAGCTCTAAAGAGTCTCTAATTGGTTCGCCTAATTTAGGTAAATCTTTTTCTACTTCATTTAAAATATCTTCTTTTTTAGGGATTATTTTTGTTAATTCGTCAATGATTTTTTGTTCGTCTGCATCTTTGCCGTCTTCTACTTCATTCATTTTATCTTCCATTTGAGACATCATATCCATACAATCTGACATCATTTTAGCCATTTCCTTTTTAGTTGAGGAAATTTCTTGCTCGTTTTCTTTTTTGAGCATTTCTGTAATATCAGAAACAGTTTTTGTGATGGTTGATTCTAATTGTGCAATAGTCTCTTTCTGCTTTTCATCCATTAAAGACATTTGTTTAGCATTGGCTTCTTTCATAGCAGTAAAAATAACCATTACTTTTTCAAAAGCCTTAAAAAACTCCTCTTGAGTCATTACGTTTGGATTGAATGCCATTTGCATTCTTTCAAACTGTTTTTGCATTTTTTTAAAATCTTCTTCCATATTTATTATTTAATTACTTTTTGATGATTTTTATGAATTACAAAATGGCAATTTCGACAAACCCATTTAACTTTTAATGGCTCAAAATAATTTAAATGATGAGCAAAAACAATTTTTTCTGTTTTGCATGCACTACACATATTTGGTTTTTTTAATTTTCCATTTCTAACAGCATAAAATACACTAATTCTGGCCTTTTGCCTTTCTGGAAATTTGTCAATACTTTTATAAACAGCGTTAAAAGTTTTTTGTTTACCTAATTCAGTATTACGGTATTCTCTTAATCTTTTTGTATTACATTCACGACATATATATTGAATACATCCATTTTTGTTCTTGCTATTTAATACAAGATTAAGAGTGGAAGAACATTTTTGGCATTTTTTAATATTTTTCATAGTATAAGTATAACATTTTTAAGGTTGTTTTTTATTAGCTTTTTTCCATATATCGGTGAGTTGGGATTTGGTTAAAAGTTTATTAGTATCTATCACGGCATAATGTGTGGCAGGTTCATAATTTCCCCAATCCTTTCTATCAGATAGATTTTTAATGATAACAACATCATTACCCTCTTTTTGAGCTTTTTGTAAAACTTCACGTAAACTTTCTCTAAAATCTCCATACGTTTGTCCCCTCGCATCAGTAGTTAGAGGTTTTTCAAATTTACCATATCTTTTTACTATATTATTTCCGTAGCTCTTAGCTGTGTCTAAACTATCAGTAAAGAAAAAAGCCTGTTTTGTAGGAGAGTCGGGTTCATTCATACCAATTTTACTTTTATCAAAAGATGAGAATTTTTTATCTGTTCCGTGCAGTATTTCATCGCCTTGTGCCTTCACAAACTCCTCCGCACTCTTATACTTCTGTGCTTCTTGGATAAGAGGATTTGATTTAGTTACGTCTTCAACAGATAGACCCATTTTAGGTCTAACATCTTCTACATTTTTATTTAATATATTTTGCGTGTTTTCTGGAAGTTTATTTATTGTATCTAAAATCACTTTTGTTTTTTCAACACCCATTCCTAAAGCTCTAACAAATTCACCAACTATTCTTGGTGATGTAGATAACAAAACTGGGATAAATTTAGGGTCAAAAAAATGAAGTAACAAGCCAACATCAATACCTTTCCCCACTAATCCTTTAGGTATAAGACTTTGCATATTTAATCCTGCTATTTTTGCCATTAAATCTGGTTGAGCTCCTTTAGATTGTATGTCTTTTAAAATCTCAAGTCTTAATTCTTTATCACCTTTTAAAGCAGAGGTTAATTTAGTAAAAATTGTATCAACTTTGGCCTTTCCACCAATACCAGTAGCAGATTTAATATCATCAAGTAATTGACTTGCATTAGAATAGTTTTGAGTCATTTCAGAATAACCTGGTACTTGTTCTTTTAAAATATTAGTTACTTTAGATTTGACTGCTTGTACAAAAGCTCTAGCACTACTAGATTCAGAATAAAAATCTCCGAGTTGTTTTTTTAACGTATCAAGACCTATTGGTGTTCTATCACCCGCTTGAGAACCCCAATCTTTTACATCATTAAACACACCCGTAACATCATTTCTAGCAGTCCCATTATTGGCTATTGATGACCTACTAAAATCCAAAGTTCCATCTTCCTTTACTTTTATACCGAAATTTTTTAATTGAGTTGACACTTCTTTTACAACTGGGGAAATATCAAGAGAGCCTTTTTGTTGGCTTATTGTTTCTAATTTTGAAATATAATCACTACGTCTTTGATTAACTATATTAGAAACTGCATCTTGTGCTGTTTGAACTACTTCATCAGGATTTATTTTTCCTCTAAGAGCATCAGTAAAAGCTTGGGTATTATTAACCCCCGCGTTATATGCTTCCTGCACAGAAGAAGCACCAGAACCAGTAGCAGTTCCAAGAACTTGAGAACCTAATTGTCCAGCTTTTTCTCCAACTTTATTTATAACTGGCTCAATAGTTGAAGTTACGGGTTTAGCAATTTTACTAATTGCACTATCAAATTGTGCTCCTACACCAGCTTTTTCAGCTGCCGATTTACCTATTAGAATAAATGGCAAAATTTGACCAACTGGGTCTTCTTGTAATGTCTTTCTAGCACCAGTGAAATCACCTGAAATAACTTGTTGTGTAGCTTTAGGAACTAATTGACCATAAGTTGTTGGAAGTATTTCTTTACCAGTAGTTTTTAAGGCGTTTAAAACTCCACCAGATTCTTGAACTAAAGAAGAAAATTCACTAGGTATTTCAGTTATATTTTTAATTACTGGAACTGGGTTAAAAAAACTAACTGCACTTTTAGCAAAATTTAAAGCAGAAGAAGGTATGTTCCCTAAAACTTTTCCAATTCCACCCAAAATACTTTCAGTCCCAGTTGAAGGAAAAGTTGCATTTGAAGTATCTGTTGGTTGTACCATAGCAGAAACATCAGGTGTTGGTGTAACAGGTGCGACAAAAGAATCCAAAGATGGCTTTTGTGTTGTTCCTATGAATGAATCTAAAGATGGTCTAGTTAGCATTTAAATAAGATTGAATTTCCGCATCTGTATAACCTGCATTTTTAGCGGATTGATAATCGAAAGGTTTGCCACTTTTTGTTTTTGTAATTGTGGTTGCTGATTTTAAATCACTTGTTAATGTTCCGACATTATTTAAATCTTTTTGAAGTTGATTTATTGTTTCTCTTTGAGAATCTAATCTAAATTTAGCTTCTTTTTCCATTAAACCAAGAACCTCATTGAATTGTCCCTTAGACATAGCTGAATTTAATAATTGTTTAGCCTCTTCTGCTGAAGAAACAGTCGTTCCAGCAATAGAAGCGGCAGAACCAGAAAGAATTTTAGCTAATTCATATGAAGCCGTAGTTACAATATTATTCAATGCAGCAGTTTCTGGGTCTCCAAATACACCGCTTCTTACTGAAAGCAAATATTTATTGACTAAAGGAGAACCCGACCTATTGACTTTATCACTATATGTTTTTGCAAGTTCAAGCTGTTTATCAAGAGTTTTAATAGCAGTTTCACTGGCAGATAATTGATTTTGCTGTGTCTTCAAAGCTGTTGAAAGACCTGCTCTAATCGATTTATTTGTGTTGGCTTCATTTACTATATTACCGTTAGCACCTAAAGCCGCATAAAATTGAGCTCTTAATGGGTTATTAGCAGAAAGGCCAAAAGCTGGAACTACTCCAGTTGATTTATATACATTTAACATACCAGTCAAAATATCTGGTGAAACAGTTGAATCAGTTTCATTAGCTTTTTTAATTTCCTGTTGAAGTTTTTGAACCTGTAATGCTTTATATTGCTTATCAATATTACTACCAGTCATTTTAGAAGTAATATTTGATAGCTCTGTTGTATCTTTAGCATTAGCAATAGCCGAAGCAGTTTTATAATCACCATTATCAATAGCAGATTTAATATAAGTTTCTTTTAATTTCTGCAAATCATCTAATTGTTGCTTTTTAGCATCATTTTCAGCTTTTAATTTATCCAGTTGGATTTTCTGTTCATTAGTAGCTACGGCATAAGCTCTATCATATAGGGTTTTATTTCTTGCTATTCCAATCTCTTGGTCTTTATAGGTTAACTCTATGATTTTATCAATATTATTTATTGCTGTATTTAATCTACCCTGTTCACCTGCAAGTTGAGCAGAAACTGAAAGAGTTTGAATAGCATTGTTTCTTAATGCTCCAGTTTCTATCGGAGCTAATCCACCCTTAGTAATTCCTCTGCCAGTTGCATCTTGTTGTAATTGAAGTGGAATCGCACTTGCTTCAGTTTGTAGAGTCTTTAATTGAGCTGATAAATCGTCTATCCTTTTTTGCCTATCTACAAATTCAGGTGTAGATGTTAAATCTTTGTATTGTTGTCTTACAGAAATTGGTGTAGTTTGTGTATATCCTGTACCTGCCAACAATCTGTTTATATTTTCTTCTAAATTATACCCTGTGTCAGTTTTTGCTGGGGTTATGACTTTCCCTGTTACATCAACGGTCGAACCACTTGGGGTTGTGTAAGTTGCAGAAGGTGTTGAAGCCCCAGCACTAGCACCTTCCGCAATAGCAGAATAATTTGGTGTTGGTTGTGCCTCTGGTATTTTCAAAGATGGTGTAGGAGTTAAAGATGAAGAAGTAATTGGGGTGTTTGAATAATATTTGTCAGTTGTTAATTTTGAAAAATTAGGGTTTTCATTTCTTAAAAACCCAGTATTTGCCGTTGTTGGTTTATATGGCAAGTTTTGTAAAAAATTTTCAGTGGGATTCATTATTTTATATATAAATTATAACACATTAATCAGTTAGACCTAAATTTGTTAATAAAGCTTTTACATCATCAAAAGAAGAACCTATTGAAGAAAAATTAGCATTGATAGTCCCATCAGCACCTGAACCAGAAACAGTAGAAATTGAAGGAAAACCAGGGGAAGCTTGCTGTCTAACTGGGTCTACACCAAAAAATCCTATCTGGTCATCAGCAGACGTTCCGAATCTTGTACCCTCTCCAGCATCTACTCCAGGGCAACTGATAAAAGTATGTGGAGACATTTTTATATTCTTCCCGAAATCAACTTGTCTAATAAAAGAATATCTATCACCTTTAACAAAAAAGTTAATTATATTTTCTAAATTTTCTATTCGTTGTTTTAATTGTTCTATTTCGTTCATATAAAATCAGGTATGACTTCGTATTCATACGAGTAACTTGTAATAATCGCTCCCTCGGTTGAGGTCAATCTAAACTCATAATTTGTGCCATCAGTAAATTGAACTTTACTCGCATTATATTTCACTTCTGTTCTGACTTTCCCATCAGTTGATTCAGTAAAAATTGTAGTCCAAGAACCATTAGAGGAAGAATCCACCCTATACTGCATAGTTACAACTGCATCAACTGGCAAAGGCAAATAAGTTGCCATAACACTTTTTAGTTTTTTCTTGTTCTGCCTATCCTCCTCTGGCATTTCAGGGTTGATTGTAGATTCATAAACCGAAGTCGCATTATATATATTAGAAAGTGTATTCCCGTTTACTGTATAAGTTAAAGTCCCTGCGGTTGTATGAACCATTGTAAAAAAGTCTCCTGATTTAGCACACGCTATTACTCCTGTTTCACTGTTATCATTTGTGGCCATTCTTTCAAGGTTTAAAGTCCATACTCCATTCATATTTTTCCCAATACTCCAAACACCATAATAAGATGGTGCTGTGCCACCATTAGAAACATTCACTGAAAAATATAATCTATTATCGTGGACAAAATTTACTCTTGGATTAATTGAACAAGTTGGTGGGGTAGTAGTAAGTCTTGTAGCTACAATTTCTTTTAAAATAACAGGCTCTGCACCACCTGCATAAGCTTTGATTTGGATTTTATCAATATCTTGAGTAGTTGGGTTTCCGCCTCCAAATTCCGAAATACCAATCAATACTCCATTTAAGTTATTAAGAACTTTTAGATTCCCCTCTCCCCAGGATACAGTTTCGTTTAATGTAGTTAAGGAAGAATCTCTATCCCACAATCCGAGGACTGAACGGTTACTACTGCCACCTGATGTAGTCATTGGTATAGCAAGATAATCTCCATACCATGAAAGATTGTATACTCGGTATCTATTAGGAAGTTCTATTGCATTAGCTGTGTAATTAGTAAATTCATTAGAAGCATGATAAGAAATTTTACCGATTATTGTTTGAGTTGAGTTTTGATAAGGAAAGTATAAAACCCTATCTTTTGGGTGAACTAATCCTTGCCCGATTGTTGTATAAGTTAAAGCGACACTATTTATTGAAGAACCCCCATCAGCTGGGTCGCTTGATAATATATTACCAGGGTCTGCCCAAAATAATTTTCTTGTCGCACCCATTTCAGGATAATGAACTAAAAAATCATAAGTAACCGCACTTGTATTACTGGCATTTTGAACAGTAGAAAAACTCTGCCAAACATCACTTCCTCCTATACCTGTTCGTTTATATAGCCTTCCTTGTGTAGTTAACGAGGGATTTGCCCCAATACCATAAAAAATACCATTAGCACCCAAAATCATATTGCCTAATAATGTATCAGTAGGCTCTCCACTATTTGTCATTCCTCTTAAGGGTTGTAAACGATAAGGATAGGTAAGAATATCAAAATGTTTACAAACAGAGCATTCTCCACGCCCTCCTTTCACGTAATCGTTAGCCCAACCGTTACCAAAATTTGTTATAGGTATAATAGGCATTTAATTTCCACCACCATAAATTCTAATTTTTGTGCCTGAAGGAATAGCACTGTTATTACCAATCTGAATACTAGAAATTGCTGATGAGGTGTTATTCCAAACCCCTGTAATTGTGAAAAATTCTGTTATAACCGCACCCGAAAATTGTACCTGTCTTCCTGTAAAGGTTTTTGCAATAGTTGATACATTTTGAATATCTAAAGTGAGAGTTGATGAATTTCCTCCTCCACTATTTCCGACAATGGCAGATTTTTGAGAAGACACTCCTGTTGGTGTGCCGTTCATCATGTAAACAACACCATAATTAGTACCAGTATCAGAATTAAATGTCATGTAATAAGAACTCGCTGCCGCACCATTTGTCTCAAATACAACTCTTAAATCAGACTTCGTAGCAGGTAAAGTCATTGTTGTTGTAGACATTGAAGCCGTTGTTGTAGTAGAAACTAGCAAAGCCCAATCACCATAATCCCAAACTAAATTACCTGTGCCGTCTTCTTTTAATGTTGTAGAGGAAGCACCTCTAATAGAAGGCCATTTTGTTGCAAGGCCATTTATAATAAAAGCCCCATTGGTTAAAGAATTAGCTAAAATACTTGTTGTTGCTGTGTGTGTACTTGAAGCGGTAAAAAGATGCGTTCCTGTCCAAATATAATTAGCTGTTAAATCAGTTGTACCCGTAGACCAAGTTGGTGGTGAACCAGCACCTTGAGAAGTTAGAAACTGCCCTGAACTTCCCAATCCATTTACTACCTTAAGACCACTAGAACCATTCCCTAACATTATTTGATTTAAAGTTGGTGATGTAGTTCCCGTGCCACCATAACCAACACCAATAGCTGTGCCATTCCAAATTCCTGAAGTAATGGTCCCAACTGTTGCCAAAGAAGAAGCCGAGGTCAATGAGTTTAATGTTGTTTGTGTCGCTTCTATTTTATCAGTATTTAAATTAGAAAAGTTAGTATTTATAACAGAACGAGAAGCTGAAAGAGTATCAGTGCCGAGTATTGTTGTGATTGTAGAACCTAATTTTTTAGGTTGTGCTATTTCAAAATACTTTAAAGGTACAAAGTTATATACGGAAAAGACTCCTACAAAAGCTACTATAAAAACTAAAATTGAATTAAAAATAATTTTCATGATGCTGATTGATTAGTTATGCTACTAGAATTTTTTGATTGATTTGTAATCAAATAAGGATTGTCCCAAGTACCAGAAGCATTATCCCAGGTATAAGTAGCTTCGTCCCAAGTAGCACCAGAAGCTCCAAGATTTTGGTTCGATACACTTCCTGTATTTTTATTTTGATTTGTAACAGTTGATGGCATATTATCTGTGTTTAATAGGCTTTGTTGTCATTATTAATCTAGTAGGGTTTCTCAAAGAAATAAAAGAATTCAAATTTGTTTTTAGTTCAGTTATTTTTTCTCTAATTAGAGTCAATAAACTAGCGTCATTCGCTCTGTTAACCATGCTCCAATCCAAAGCTGCATAAAGGACTAATAACTCATGGAAAGGTTTAGGTATACCAGGTTTTTTAGTTGTGTCAGTTGAAACAAAGTAAGATTGCTCTCTTGAAAAGAAAAGTTTAATGCCATTAGTAGCTGAATAATTTGGTTTCGGATAAAAGAAAATGTTGTTATCGTTCTCAACGTAAGCTGTTGGAATTCCTGTAATTGATGAGTTTGGGGACATGGCGTCTAAAACTCTTGGGTCATCAAGTGTCATTTTTTCTAAAGTTACATACTCTGTGTCGGTTGCGGTAGGAAGGATTCTTACTGCTGTAATATTCAAAATATCCAAAGAATTATCATCTTGAGAAACTGTGTAATCACTTTGTCCTGAAACCAAATTTATTGTGCCGATAGGTCTATCAGGGTGATTTGTATCATCCCAACGAATAAAATCTGAATAAGAAATAAGCATTGGCATTATGTACTCAAAAGCACAATTTATCCTATCCGTAACTTGTTTTAAAAGAGTGTCCGTAACAGTCCCGTCTGGCATACGAGTCCAAAACTCAAATTTCTGTATCAATCCATTTTTATTTGTTGTATCGCTAAATTGTGCCATTTTAATATGTATAATCGCCTATGTGGCCTAAATCTTTTAAAGTTGGTTCACTATATATTTTGTAACCATTTGCGTAAGCTTTATTACAAAACCAGTAATCTTCTCCAGTTTTCGCCATGCCATTTTCAAATTTGTCTACATCAAACCAGGGTTGAGAAACTTTTTTAAATACATCAGTTTTAATCAAAATTACTCCTGCCCCAATAGCATAGACTTCATTCGCTTCTGTTTCTGATTTAACTGAACCATCAATAATTAACTCTGTAATGCAAACAGGGAATTTTTTAGTGTGAAATGGGATTCCTATAATATCTTTATTTCTGCTTACTAATACTTTTGCAGTGTTTGAAGGGAAAATCATATCATCATCAATCATCAACAAATAATCACAATCATTTTTAACTGCTTGTGCTGACAACCAATTTCTATTTTCTGCTATTGTGTAGCCGTTTATAGATTCTAAAATAAACCAGTCAAACTCTGGAGATTCATTAACCATCTTTAAAAGTGAAATGACGGTTTTGTTTTTAAAACCTCTATTAGAGAGTAAACCTAAACAAATTTTTATTTTTTTATTCCCCATATTCTTAAAACTAATTTACCGTGTTCATAATCAAACATAAAACGTTTTATCCAATAAAATATATATTTAATTTTTATCAAGAATTTGTTATTAGACTCAAAGATATATGGTGAGCAAGTGCCTAAATAACTTGTCTTGTATATGTTTCCTTGAAATTTATGCTCGATTTTTATTATATCCATTGTTCTGGGTTCCCCCCATAATTCTTACCCCGTAAAGGGTAAGAATATAAGGATAACTAGGCTACGTTTATATCGTAGACTATAGTTGCCAATCCTGTTGGTGTTTTAACACCGACATCAAGACGAGAAACTATACCGACACCAGACTGCAAAGCTGGGTCTTGTGTAACAACGATTTTTCCGTAGGTTGAACGTAAGATACCAATCTTCTGAACCTTTCTAACACCAGCAAAAACGTGTCCTGCTGTGTGTGAGTTAGATACATAGTGATAAGCACCAAGAAGGTAATAACCTCTTTCAAGGCCATTCTTCAAAGCTGCATCAGCTAAGTTGTAACCATTAGCTTGTGCAAACTGTTCCAAAGCTTCAAAATCTGCAGGTCTCCAAACGAAGAACAAGCCATTTCTATTCATCAAATCAGTTCCGTTTGCAACTGTAACGATTCTTCTTACACCTCTTACAATGTCATCAATATTAGTTGCTGAAACTGTAATTGCTGTTGTAACGCCTGAAGTAATTGCACCTGCTGAATCTCCAACATTTGTCCAAGCTGCGTGGTCTGCCAACATCAAGGATTCTACCTGTTCGTTGAGCAAAGAAGCCTGTCTGTCTGCCATGTCCATTTGGTTAACATATGAACATTGTGCCAAATCAGCTCTATCAATGAAGATAGGTGCTAACTTAGGAACAGAGATTGAAAGTTGTTCGTTTGTAAGTGTGAAATCAGAAAAGCCGTAAGCAGTTCCACGAGTACCTGTTTGTGCAACAAATTCTGTGGACATATAAGGAAGACCGATTGCATATGAATCTGTGTAGATAACATCTGCAACATCTTTCCAGTTAAGTGGCTTACTCAATCTTTCCTGAAGTTTTGTCATCCATTCTGACTTGTATACGCCTAAGTCTGAAGGGACATCGAAAGTATTTGCCATTATTGTCTAAGTAAATTAATAATTTACCAGACGAATATATTAAGTAGGTCGATTAAAAGCTGATTTTTCTCTTTCGTATCTAGCATTTACTATATCAATCCTGAGTTGTCTATTTTCATATGTATCAGGTGGTAATTCTCCTCTATCTACCCAGTAATCTACTTTAGATTTACCGTTATCAGGTGCCAATCTTGTTGATGAAGGTGTTGCTTTCTTGACTGCTTCTGCATTCCTATAATCTTTCAACTCTGATTGAAAATAACCAGAAGTAAGCAGAGAATCTATATCCTTTCCTGACTCTTTCATATGCTTTTTAACGAACTCAAATTCTGTTGGTTCAATGCCTGACGCTTTAAGGTAAGCTTTTGCCCCATAATCTAATTCGTCTGATTTTGGTTCTATTTTGGTAGGTTGAACCTCGGCAGGCTTTTCATTCTTAACTGAAAGTTTCTCTTTAAGCTTTGCTAGTTTAGTAGCTCGTCTTTGATTTAAACCTTTCAATTCGATTGCTTTAGCCTTCCAATCAATAGTATCGTCTGATAATTCCTGTTCAGTAAATTCTTGTTCCTGAACATCAACCTCTTCGATAACTACTTCACCCGTAACATTTTTGTCCATAATGATAAATGGTTAAACAATTTTATTAAGATTGAGAACTTGTTATTAACACACTTTTAGGTTGTGAGAAACCATAACACTTTTGTTTAGGTGTGAGAACCAAAATTTTTAACGACTGTATACCCATTCTCCGAAACAAGCACCTGAAGGAACAAATCCTACTGGGTTTGTATCTCCGTTTGAATCACCTCCTCTAGCACCGAGAACGAAAACCTCATTAGGTGCAAAAGGTGTTGACGAAGCTAGAAGCAATCCTTTTCCGTTAGCACCAACTGAAGTGTTTGGAGCAATAGGTGTTGTTGTTGCGAATATACCCGCGGTTGTTTTAGCCAAAGTCCAAACTGTTGCTGTTGTTGAAGCTGTGTCAAGTCTGCATTGGAAAGTTGCTGTACTTGTAGCAGAAGGACCTGTCTGAATTACTGGGGTTGTAGTACCTGTTCTTAAACTCACGCTGAAAGTCCTATGACATAATCCGTTGAAACAATATTCAGGGGACATAAATTCTGTACCTGGATTTGCACCAACTATCTTTTCAATTACTGGATAAGTATTGACTATTGTACCTCTGGTGAAAAACAAAGTAGCAAACACTCCTACCAAGATTAACGAAATTACAATGATTATATTTTTTGTATTCATCTTTATTTTTTCTCTTTTCTTGTAACGACCTTTTCTTTAACTTCCTCCTTAACTTCTTTCTTAACCACTTCCTCCTTAGATTCGAGTTTGTCTCGCAAAGAAGGAAGTCTTGAATCTTTTAACGACATTTAATAAATCTAACTAATAAAAAACTGACGGCTTTGGAACCATCAGTTTAGACTCTAAAGAGGAAACTACTACATAACCTCATTAGAATCTCAGCTGAGGATTCCAAAGTTTGTAGTAGTTTTGTATTGTTTTTTGAATGTTCTATCTACTTTCTAGGACTGTAAGGTTATCAGAAGCGTAAGAATATGCCTTAACCAATCCACAACCATATTGTGCCGAATCGTATTCTTTAGTTGTTGAAGCTGGTTGCAATACACCAAAAGTTCCTGAAGGGGTCGCACCGTTATAATCGCTTAGAGTTAATCTGATTGCTGATTGCTGTGTTGTGATAGTTCTTGAAGAACAAGTTGAAGAGGCAAAAATAACAACTGGGGTTGTAGAAACTGCTGGGTTTGTAGAGGTCGCCACTGTCGCCATAATGCCATTCGGTGTAGCACCAACTTTCTTCGATTCCTTACTGCCAAAAACAATAGATATTATTAAAATCGCAACTAGAGCAATTAAAATAATTTTTGTGTCTTTTGTCATTTATATATTATAACATATTTTTCTAATTAACGACCAGGATTTTTCTTTGTTTCCGTAACTTCATTTACTTTGCGTAATTTTTCTAATTGAGTAAATCCTGACTCAACTAAACCAATTCCATTTATGATAGACCTTAAATGAGAACCGAATTCTGCATCTGGCAGTAAAACTCTTTCTTTAATTGTCATTGAACCTAGAATAAAGTTCTTTGAAGGGTCTGCTGGGATACCTTGTTTCAATGTACCATCACTGTAAACACCGCTTAAAATAACTTTCCTGACCGCCTCTTTCAAAACTGTATTGTCTAAAAAGTTTTGGATTAGAGACTTTTCAGTATCATTCAAATAATAAAATTCTTCTTGCATTATTGTTGTTGATTAGCTAATAATTGTGAAGAAACTTGTTGTGGGGCTTCTGGTGAAGCAGTATTCATTGGCGTAGGGTTTAAATCTTTAACTTGGTTAAAATAAACTGAAGATAAACCACTAAATTCAAGTATTTTATTAAATGAATCTGCCATACCTGGGATTTGCATAACTTGTTGAAAACCTTGTGGATTTGAGAATATAAATCTGAAGATATTAGTCAATTTATCAGTCATTTTAGCCAAATCTTTTTGTTTACCTGCTACATTTACCCTCACTTTCAATGGTTTTTTATCAAATTCTCCTTTAAGAATCTTAATAAAGTGTCTGTTTCCTTTAGACAAGAAGTCCTGTTCAACTTCTTTGACTATTGTATCGTATTCTTCTTGTGTTGGATTTTCTCCTGCGATAATTCTATCAACTACTATTCTATTTGCTTCCTTTTTAGCGATATTAGAAGCAATAAACTTCATTTCTTCGTAAGTTAATTCAGCTAAGAAGTTATTATTCTTAACAATCTCTGATTGTATGTGAGGGATAAACCAATTTTTATATAACTTCTCAATTAATTTAGCGTATTTCTTTCTTCTGTATTCGTGTTTTGTTTGTCCTTGCTGGATAATTGCATCCTGTAATTTAAATGGGGTTCCCGCTGTTGGGCTTTCTCCTAACAATGCGTTACTCGCACCACTAGTTCTTTGTGCGTGTGCTTCCCATTTAGAAATATCATTGTCAATCATTGTCATACTTCTTGGCATGGTATCTACTTGAGCCAAATCTTCTCCAGGGTTTAGGTCGATTATTTCTAAATTACCAATACCTGATAACCCATTTGGATAGCGTGATTTTAGCCCTGCTCCTATTGATTTTAAGACTATTGTTGTGCTTGCATCTAAAAGATTCTTTTGTCTTATCACGTCATAGTTAGTCCAAACTTGTGGTTCAAATAATTCTTCTGCACCTCCAAAGCCAGCACATCTACTAAATAATTCATCACGCTTAAGAATTTCAAAAGGTGATTCTTTTTCTTCTTTTCTAAATAGTGTTACGCCTGTTTTGCCTCCTTCTTGGTTCTTATAGAAAGCAACAATTTGAATTTGGCTCTTATATTTTTTAGTATCTAAGCCAGGTTGACTATCTTCTAAGTATTCAATAGGCAATACCCCGTGCAATTCATATATTTCAATAAATTTCCCTGGTGTTGAAATCTTAACAACATTAGATTCATTAGACTTTTTAGCACTCTCTGCTAGGTCAATAAGCTCGTTAATAGTTATGTTAGCCCCGTTCTTTTCATCTCCCCATCCTGATTCTTCCATATCCTTTAACTGTTGTGGGTTATAGAAATGTTTAATACAAATAGGGCCTGATAAAATATCAGTTTGGTCGCAGAATGCGATACTTTGCAAAGGTACATTGTCTGGTCTTACGCCATCAATTCTTTTAATCAATCCTATGCCATAATCAATCTTAGATTCGTTTAATTCATTGAAAAATGTATCTAAATCATACTTTTGAACGAAAATCTCATCATGATACTTCTTAACAAGGAAAGAAAGATGAGAGTTTGCTGGGTCATCTACATAAATAATACAATCTTTAACATCAATATCCTCTGCCTGATACTGTAATTCAAGTAATGGCTTTGTTATGTTTTTTACTGGAGTATCTTCGTCATTCCCATTTAACAAACGGCCATATTTATAAAAGAAAGATGTTTTAATGTGGTCTCTAAAGCACCATTCCCAACCATTTATATCAATAGGTCTATCAAAATTTTTCTCCTCCGATTGGATATAATCGTATATATTCATTTTAAATAAGAGTTATAAGTCGTTTAGCAAAAAGAGCTAACTCAACTGGCTTTTTAAATATTATCTCTAGCTTTGTAGGATTTATTTTAATAGGAAGTTTAGATTTTTTGCCGTCAACTTCTAGAGTTACAGAGGCCATTCCTTTTACAAAAGTTGGATTAATCTTTTTTAATGCTTCTCCAATAGAATTACCTGTTGCGTTGTATTCTTTATCACCAACATTTAAATTTATTTTAAATCTTCCTTCAGGTTGTTCTAAAACTTGTGCTTTGGTTTTTTTCATTGAAACTATTTTACCATATTTTTAATTGTCAAGCAAAAGGTTGATAACTATCTAGCAGGGTTTGGTCTTTTTTTATTAAAAACACTAATAGGGAAATTCTCGAAAGCTTCTTTTTTATTTATCACAGGTACTAAACTAATAACCGCATACCTCACGGCATCAAGACAATGGTCAAATCCTTCTTCTGGTACACCAGTCATAATCTGGCCGTTTCTATCTGCTTTCCATAAATAGTTTCTGTATTCCTTTAAAAGATTCGTGCTTCTAGCTGTAACACTGATTTTTTGGTTTTGAACAGTCTTAATACCATAACGAATAGAGTCAGCACCCTTATTAGCACCTATTATGTTTATTCCATAAAGTTTAATCTCATCAATGCTCTTAGGCTCCGCACTGTCGGCAATCGTTAAAGCCCTGTCTAAGTTCTTTAAAGTATTTGCTATCTCTCTGTTATCCATTCCCGCCTGATAGGTTACTTCATCTAAGATATATCCTCCGTTGTAATAGTAGACCGCCACAATAGCAGTAGGGTCATTTGTGTACCCAAAATCAACTCCGTATCTTTCTAATCTAGCTTGATGAGGTATTGATGGTATAACTTCCCAATTTTTATAAATCTTTCCTTCTATTTCCCCTAATTCTCCTAAACCGAATACTTGCCACCAACCCTTTCGATTCTTTCTCTGTTCAATAGAAGCCACAATCTCTTTAGGTAGAGATTCGTTGCCTAAGTAATTAACCTTAATATATTCATAATCATTTCTCTTATCTTTTATTTCACTATCAAACCAAAATTCTGCAACGGGGTTCCAGTCAGCAAAGACAAACTCTTTAGTTCTAACTTCTAATTCTTCAAAAGCTTCAAAGGTAATGTTGTTGGCTTCGTTAATAAATAATCTATCACGTCTACCTCCTCTTAGTTTATCTGCTTGGTCTGCTCCAAAGAATTCAATCTGACTTCCACTTTCAAAAGTATAAATCTTGTCTGTTTCTGCCCAATTATCTTCTTTCCAATAGTTATGCTCTTTAAGGATTCTTTTAAAGTCTCTTAAAGCACCTTTCTTTAAATGAGGCATAGATTCAGATACTATGCTAGTAAGAGTAGGGTTCTTGTCTTTCTGTGCAAATTCAATAAGACCAATAAGAATACTTATGGTTTTGCTTGCACCAGTTCCTCCTTGAATAAATCTAAGCTTCTTCTTGAGTTGTGCTATCTTTTTCGTGTTCGTTACTATTTGGAACATCTACAAATACGTTTGCTATGGGTAATGGTTTATTTCCACTTGTTATATCTACATTGTCTCCAAACTCTATTTTTCTTTTTCTCTTAAGATAATCCATAGCATTTTGGTAGGATTCAGATATTTTATTTGCTACGGTTTCTCTTGCTTTTAGAATAGGTTTATTCCTTAATCTTTCAAATTTGTCATAAAGTTCTTTATCCTCTTTTGTCCAACGATAATAAGTCTCTCTTGAAATGTCTGCATAAAAACACGCTTCTTCTACACTTGCATCAATAGAAAAAGCGTATTCTAACTTCGTTACAGTCTCTGGAGTTAATTTTTGTTTTATCTGCCCTTTAGCCATTATTTAATTATACCACAATTTAGCACTTTTTACCTCCTTTTCTTTTCATAATCAACCCCTTTTAACTGATAAAATTTTTGGGCATTCTTGTTCTAAGAGAAGTTTGTAAGAATCTTTTAACTCAAACCAATTATTTATCCATCCATTTTGTTCTAAAAATTGTTTGAATCCACTCATTTTACAACATACAAATCCCATATCTTTTTTATGATAACAATTTAAATGGTCTTCATCCCATTCACCATCTACTGGATAACTTTTACCGTCTCTTTCATATAATCCTTCATTTCCTTTTGTTCTTTTAAAGAATTTACAATAATTTAATGGTTTATCTAAGGTAGCTAATCCAACTGATGTAATTTTATACCATAAATCAAAACTCTCTTTATCTTGGAAAACAAATTTATCGCCATTAGGCTTTGGAGATGGTGATGGATTAAATGATATATGTTTTACAAGCCATTCATATGTCATTTTAATTCTCCTCTACGTTTACTTTAAATTCTTTAACAACTCCATCTACTTCAAAGAATAGAGTGTATAGATTTGGAGTTCTTGGTGAAAAAGTCCAGCTGTAATCAAGGTTCTTTGAAACATCTCTTGTTTCGCTTGTTTTAAATTGAATTGGAATCTCTAATACTTCGGTATTTTTACCAGCAACACCATATACATTTATGTCATCAGGGGTAAAACTAAATTTCCATGATTTAAATGTTTTTGGTCTTACACCATCAACTTTATAGTCAACAATTAAAGGGATACTTGCTGTCCCCGTTGTTTTTTGAACATAAGCAGTTCCTCCATCTGTTAATGGGACGTATTGATACCCCCCGTTACTTGAATCAACATAGTAAGCGTAAATACTTAATTCTTTTACAACCTCTTTTTGAGTTTCAGTTTTTTGGATTGTAGGTTCTGACATCTTATTAGTGTTAGTTTTAATTTGCTCTAAAATGACGTTTGTTTGTGTCTGTGTTTGCTTTTGTTCTTGTATTATAGCATTTTGCTGTTCAATTTTCTTGTTCAAGTCTTCTATTTTCTTATCAAGAGTTGTATCTACTGGGGCGGTTATGCTTCCAAGTTCTTGTAGCTCTGTGTTATCAGCATCTATTGAGAGGATTTGATTTGCTATGGCTCTACTCATAGAACCGAAATAACCTGTAACGGGAAGATTGTTTACTCTTTGGAATTCTTTTACTGCTTTTAAGGTTAAAGAGTAGAAATTACCTGTGGCGTTTCCTGTCATGTGACCTTCACTGATAAGGAATTCTTGGAGTTCTCTTACTTCATCACCTTTTGCACCATATTTAAGGTTTACTTGGAAATCTGCGTAGCTGAATACGGGTAACAAAAGGGTTAAAATCGTCAATAATTTAAGATATTTCATAGTGTTATTTTATCATTTTTAGCTTGTAAAATCAACTTTTCCATACTCTTGTTTTCTTTAATCTTTTTCTTAATCTTCTAGGTTTTTTCATAGAAATAACCAAAATTTCCAAAAATTTCTTCTTAAATACTCTTTAAGACAAAGTAATTTAAAATCTTTTCCCAATCCATCAGGTGTAATTATATGAGATAGTAATTCTTCGTTACTTTCTAATTTGTGATTTGGATATTTCATAACATCTTCATAATAAAACTGACAATAACTACTACCATAATAATAACTAGACCAGTAGAAAACCAGAATGCACCTTTGCCTTCATTTAGGTCTTCTTCAAAAAACTTACATTCTGAATTATGTACAACGCAAAATTCTTTATAACCTCTACTAGAGCAATGGCACTTTTCTTCCATATCTACTTCGTTTTGTGATTTGAATTTAGGCATTTTTTTTATCTTTATTATCTTTTAAAATATCGGAACCTTCTGACCCACGAATATAGTCAATCAAAGCATCTGCAAGAGGAGCTAAATCCTCTCGTTCTATTTTTATTGGTGAACCATCGGGGATAAAAAATTCAGCACCATTACGTTGGAATAATTTTTGAAGTAAGAATGTTTCATTCACCAAAACCCCATTTCTATAAAATACCTCATTTTCAATCTTGAATTTTATTTCCATATACTTTATTTATTATTTAATAATTGTTTCCACTGTTGGATTTTGGATTCTATAATTTCCCGTGCCTCATATAGGGAATTATTATAAGATATGGCTATTTTGTTCTTTTCACACATACACCTACATATTGGTTTCACAAGATTTCTAATATCTACCAACATCTCCTCGTATTCTGATATTATTGTGGTGATGAGATGAGTTTTAATTTTTGGATAAGTTGCCTTGAAAGCAAGAAATATCTTCTCATCGCCTAACGCATTTCTTTCTAAACTCTTTGGAAGATTTTTAGCCATTTCGTCCCAAAATACTACTATTTCGGCTTCTTCTATTGATTCTTTAAAATTATGTTTATGAAATATGTTCATGTTTATTTCTTATTTTTAACACAAGACCAAACGAAACATTCTTTTTCTTCACCATTGAAACTACATTCTGTACTATCACCAATTTTCATTAGCATAAATTCTAATCCCCGTTCTTTGCAAAAATCAACCATAGCACTATCCAAAGTTGGTCTAGGAAAAATTTGATACCTTAACCCACCAAAAACACCAGCAAAAATTATTCCTAATACAACAATTATTATTAGATTCTCTGTAAAATTTGTTTCTTTTTCTTGATTCATATTATCTTAAATTTCTTAAATTTTTTATAAACCTCTTTATGATTTAACTTGAACCATTCTTCACCTCTAGGTAGTAAGTGTATATACCATTTCAGTTCTGACATTTCAGCAATCGTTGGTCTTTTAAAGTTCTTTCTTCTTTGCCTGTAATATTTTCTTCTACAATAATCAGAGCAATGTTTACGTTTATAAGGACCTAATTTGTTTCCACATAGGCAGAGCATTTAAGCTTCATCAACTAAAGGAATACAATTCATCCAGTCTTCTGCCGTTATTTTTATCTCATCATTACTACCTTTCCACGCCATTGCTTCTGCGACCTTTTTAAATTCTGGTACACCAGAAAAGTTATTTAGTCCTGTAGAAGGACACGTATACCACATAGCATAAGAGTCATTCTCAAATATTTCTCCTTTAGGGAGTTTATAGAGTTTGTAATAAACTGGTTTATTTTCTAAAGTATATTTTGTATATTCATCTACTACCTCTGCTTTGACATGTTTAAGAAATTTCTCTCTTTCCTCATTGCCGACAAATCTCATAGCCTGATTCCTTTGGTCTACATCTACAATTTTTAAAATATCTTCAAAAGCCATTTTTCTTGAAGTGAGTTTTTCAAATAACTCTTTTTCAAATCTGATACCGTTAATTGAATATATTCCATAATCTCCATCATATTTAACTGCTGGTTCTGTAATACTATGCAACCTGCCATTATTCCAACTTATTTTCTGCGGATTTTCACTAATAAAAACTATTCCATCATAAGGAATTAAAAAAGATATGTTTGTAATAAAATCCATAAATATTTTCAGAACTTTATTATCAAATTTTACTCCTATATATTGGCCATAAGCATACCAAGCACCCCAAATTAACCACCATACAACTAACCACCAATCGTTGTTGATATTTTGAAGTTGTGAGTCAAGTTGTGAGCGAAGTTGTGAGTAAAGTTGTGAGTAAAGTTGTGAGTAAAGTTGTGAGCGAAGTTGTGAGTCAAGTTGTGAGCGAAGTTGTGAGCCAAGTTGTGAGCGAAGTTGTGAGTCAAGTTGTGAGCGAAGTTGTGAGAAAAGTTGTGAGTCAAGTTGTGAGTAAAGTTGTGAGTCAAGTTGTGAGCCAAGTTGTGAGCGAAGTTGTGAGTCAAGTTGTGAGCGAAGTTGTGAGTCAAGTTGTGAGTCAAGTT